GCTGGTATTGATCTAAAGTAACTTCACTTAGTGATTCAGGTATGTTTAGTGTTAGCTTCATATTATTAAGTCGTTAAAAAGTTTAAAATGATATCCACGTTTTTAATATAAATGATAAGTTCCCCTATTAGGATTTTCTAATTCCATCATCATAGCATACCTAGCAGCATCTATTGCATGATCTCCAGTCATAGGATTTGGCTTTTGTAAACTATTGCCTTGTTTGTCTTTCATCCAGATGTAGCCCTCTAATTCTTTCTTTAGGTTTTTGCTTCTTGATGTTACAAATACTTCATTCTGATTTATTAGGTTAATACCATATACAATAGAATCTCTGCCTTTAGTTACTGGATAAACGTCTACTCCACTTAGTCTTATTTCTGCTATTGATTTAGGCTCTGCTGAATCTGCATAAATGTAACAGTCAATATTATTGTTCTTTATAAAATTGGATATGTCTCTATTTAACATTCCTGTTTTATAAAGCACTTCATCAAATATGTAGCTGTCATTGTATTTGTATAGTAAGCACATGGCAGAGCTGTCTACAGAATACCCAAAGTCTAAACCAGCACAAAGTAATCTAGCTTCTTCTGGTATCATGTCAATCTCTTTCCAGTCTGGAATGCAAGCACCTTCTAAACTTCCTACTTCACCATCTAAATAAACTCTGCACCAATTCTTCCAATAGCTAGAAGTCTTTGCTTTTACTCTTGCTTTCTCTAATTCGTTTACTATTGACTCTGGAAGTGATTCATTGTCTTTGTAAGTAAGTGTGATAAAGTCTGTATCAGATTGCCCTATTAATTCTTTGTCTACCCAGAATAAAGATGTTGGGTTGTAATCTAGCCAAATGTTTTCAGATGTTCTTATGCTTAATTCTTGATAACTGCTAAATGGTACATTGTTACATTCATTAATATAGAGGTCTGTTCTTCTAGCTCCTCTAAGTTTGTCAGGTTGATCTGTAGAAAAAAACTCTATATAAGAACCTGTGCTAAATTCGTATTTTAAAGTACTTCTATTGAATTGTTTCTCCTTGTACCTTCTTAGACCTTTCATAATAGCTAAGAAGTCTTTTAAAGCACCTCTACGTAAATGTGGGATAGATTCACTAACTATACTTATTTCTTTGTTCTCGTGTCTTATAGCATAGTCTATTAGAATGCAAAGTATTGCTATTGTCTTACCAGCACTTGATCCACCTCTAACTATTTTAGTTCTTTGATTAAGTTTTCTTAACCTTTTAACTGCTGTGGTTCTTTCTGTTATCATCTAATCTATAAACAGTGGCAAGTCTTGATTTACTGTTATGTCTTTTGTTTCTTTTGGTTTTCCGTAGTAGTAGCTCATGTATAATTGCACAAATTGATATTGCCCATTCTCTAAACCTTTTTTAAGTGCATCCATTGCTAGATCATGTAAAGGAGTTAGTTTTTCTATTAACTCTAACTCGTCTGCTTTTGGCTTTCTGCCAGCACCTTCTCTTTTTCCACCATGTTTATTCATCTTGATAAAACTTGTTTATTCAAATACTATTTCTTCATTAGGAAGTGGCACATCTACATTGAACCATTCTTTTAAAAAGTCTCTACATTGTTTATGAAATACTTCCTGTTTAGTGGTTGTATTTTCTGTTGATGAAGTAGGGACTTTGATAACTTCACTTGTTTCTGGATTTATCTTTTCTTCATATAAGAATAAAGACTTGTACAGATTGTGAGCTTTCTCTACGTCCCATATTTCCCCCCATTCATTTTCAACAGCTTGTATAGTCATAGGAATAACAACACCAAAGTAGTAAGCATTCTGTTGGTTGCTTCTGTGGTTTGTTTTTCTTTTCACTATTATTTCAATTTCTTTTCCTTCAAAGTTTTGTACAGCTTGTTTGACTTTAGCTCTATTTCTAATTAGTTTGCCATTTACAACTTTTGATATTACTTTGATTTGTTTCAAGATCCGCAGCTAATACATTCTTCGTCATCTATATCACAACTTCTTTCTGGTTCTTTCTTTGCTTTCATAATGACTTGCCTAATCTTGTCTCCAAATTCTTGGTTGTTAGGTGTCATGCTGTGTATAAAATATATTTGATTTACTATGTCATCTGCTGTACTCATGCTTCTCTTTTTCTTTAAATATTTTACTTAATTCTTGTTTGTGTTTAGTTAGGTATGCTAGTAGTTTGGCTTTGGGTTGTTCTCTAACTTTCCTGTTCATAAGCTTTATATAATTTGTTTAATGTGTTGTATAATTCTTTTACGCATGAGCCACAAGAAGAAGATTGTTTGTTTGCTTCAAACACCCTGTTGTATATCTCTAGCATTTTGTGTTGTTCGTCTCTGCTGATAACTTGTCTTGGTACTGACATGTAATTATGTAGCCAATTGTATTCTTCTTCTACTAAGCAGTTTTGTTTAGTTGTGTAAGGAAACAAAGAATTTAGTTTAGCTCTACGTTCTTCACATCCGCAATCTTCTCCAGCTATCCATTTAACTACTTTCTTGATTCCAGTAGCTGTAGTAATTTTATCAATAGTATCTCCTAAACCTTTACTTTTCATTTTTGATTTGTTTTCTTATTTCTTCTTTACACTCTTTAACAGTTTTAAATACTGTCTTGTAACTTATCTTCGTGGCATTAGATAGTTTTCTAATAGATCTAAACTCTTTGCTATAAAGCTTAAAAAGCTTCTTGTGAAACCATTGAAAATTTTCCACAACACCATCAATTTTTTCATAAAACTCTGCTGCACTTTCTACTTCTTTATCTTCTATATCTGTGGTTAGTGGTGTGCTAGACTTCTCAGAACGCGTCATATCAACTATAATATTTCTTATTCTTAAGTATACTATTGCGTAATTGGGTTGTCCATCTATTATTATAGTCGTAGATTTTAGCTTTTTGCTCCCTAATTCTTGATAAATTTTTAAATAAACTTCTTGAACTACATCTTCAGCAGTCATAGAATAGTACAAAGGCATCATTCTTTCTGCCATTAAAACCCATGAAGTATGCTTTCTATATAACCTATTTAATATTTCGTCATCACTCATTTTACTAATATTAAACTTGTGGTGTCAGGGTGTTCACCTTCTATCTTACCAGCATATAAAAGAGATTCTGTTAGCTTCCATTTTAATCGCCATAGATCTGTTTCAAATCCTTTAACTTCTATTAGTTCGGTGGTGTTGTCAAAGTTTGTTACTTTGAAGTCTATGTAGTAATTGCATATTAGTTTGCCTTCTACATAGAGCTGTAGTCTGTGTTGTGGTTTGATGTGTTTGATTTCACCAGCTAGTTTTCTTAGTTCTAGCTGTGCCGCATAGGCAGCTTCTTTTTTAGAATGATAGGTTCTGCCATTAAACTTTTGCTTAATAGCTTTGTATTTGTTTCCCCTATTTTGATATTGTTTTGAGTATGCCATCGCTATTTACGATGACCAAGCAGAACAATTTTATGTAATTAATTTTAGATAGAAACTATAATTATTTAAAAAGTATCAACAAATTGTTTTTATTTTTTTTGCTACTGCTTCAACTACATCTACAGTAACAGCATTACCACACATTTTATAGCGTTGTGTGTCGCTTATTTCTCCATCGTCTCCATATTTAGACCAGTTGTCTGGAAAACCTTGTAAGCGTTCACATTCTATTGGGGTTAATCTTCTTATTTTATTAACTATAGTAGTGTCTCCAGATCTAAGACATAAAGTTGGTGCATCTCCGTCTTTTCTTTCTCTGTATCCTTCGTCATATCTATAGTCACCTATTACAGCTTGATTACATGCAGTATCTAAAGTTTGTGCAACACCTTTTCCAACTCTACCCCTTCTAGTTTCTGAATTAGGGTTAGAATAATTTATACTATCTCCAGGTGTAGCAGTTTCAAAACCTTTAGTAGTTGCTGATTTTACTTTTAATAAAGTCATTGAACTGTGCATTCCTCCACTATTTCCACCAGCAGTCAAAGTTCTAACTGTTGCGGTTTGCTTTGTCCTTTCATTAATCCCTTTAACGCTTTCTCCGATAGGAAATACTTGTCCTTTACTTCCTTCTCCAATATATCCGACAAGGTAGATTCTCTCTCTATTTTGGGGTAGAAACCACTTTGTATTGAGCAATTGCCATTCAAGTCTATAACCCCCAATGTTGGCAAAGGTTTGGATAATTGCCCAAAAGTCTTCGCTATTGTTTGAGGAGAAAGTTCCTTTAACATTTTCCCAGATAAAAAAACGTGGTCTACACTCATTGATGAGTCGTATTGCTTCGGTAATAAGGGAGCTTCTATTTCCTTCCATCCCTTTACGTTTTCCAGCAAGACTAAAATCCTGGCATGGGCTTCCAAAAGTGATGATGTCCACTTTGGATAAATCTTGTCCTCGAACATCTTTAACTGATCCGACATATTGTGCATTTTTAAAATTATAATTATATACTTGTTTAGCATACTTATCAATCTCTGAATAGTATGTTTTTTCTATGTTAAATACTTTTTGGAGTCCTAAAGAAAATCCCCCCATTCCACTAAATAAATCTAGATGTGTCATTCTATTATTATCTGCCATAATCACAAACCACAATATCCAGAATCACACTCATTAAAATCATCATCGAATAATTCTATTTGTCTAAAACTGTTTTTTATTTGTTGGTAGTTTGTTCCGTTTTTAAATGTTCTAATATTATATCCTGTTTCTTGTTCTGCATTTATAAACCAATTAAACTTATTAGGATGTTTATGACTCATGTGTTTTAACAAAACTTCACTTCTGTGAAAGCATCCAACACAGTTATTCATATATGCAAATCTTACTGGCTTGTCTTTCCAATACTCTTCTACATTATCTTTATAAATATTATCTTTTATTAAAGGAAATACTGGCTTTTGCCATTCTATATCTGCCCACTTGTTTTGTGTTTTTCTTTTACCTACAATAGTTTTAAAGGTTAAGTTTCCATTTTCATTAACTTTAGAAAGCATTGTTTTAGCTCTACTTTGTTCATTAGCCCTAAAACCTATTCGCATTTCTACAACTTCTTTAAAGTTGTTTTGCCACCAATCAAATAAAGGTTTCAACTTCATTTCAGTAGTGCAAAACCTTTGAGTAACATTTGGTAAATATTTTTTCTTACCTCTAATAATTACATCGTCAAATGTCTTACCAGTTACCCAATGTATTTCTTGACCTATAAACTGCTCTAAATCTAATATGGTATTAATAATTACATCATCTTCTAAAGTGCCTATAAACTCTGTTCCTAATTTATCAGACACTAACTGCCTAATCTTTGCATCTGGATAGATACAGTTTTTGTCATCAGTTCTAACTAAAGAAAATACATTGTAGTCAGCTTTATAGTTAGCTGCTATGTAAGCTGATGTTTTGCCTCCTGATATGCTATTAACTGTTTTCATTCTATTATTATCTGCCATATCCTAACAAGGCATATCCCAAGCACTATTGCTAGTAGATGAGATATGATAAAGCTTATTGTAATTGAATCCATTAAAATGGTAAATCAGATTGTTCATCTCCTACAGGAACAAATCCTTTGGCTTCTTCTTTCTTAGGTGCTTCTGGGTTAAGTTGTTTTATACCCCAGCAATCTAAATTGTTGTAGTACTTCCCTTTCCACTCATTGCAGTAGAGGTTAATCATAAATTCAAAAACATATCCTTCTTGTAGTTTTTCTACAAAGTCTGTGTTGTCTCCTTTAAATGTTAGTTTAACATCAGGGTTTACTTTTTGGTCTGTTGTAATTACAACGTCTTGTACGAGAAAACCTTTTTCTCCTTTTTTTTCTAAGTCAAGTATTTTCTTGACTGTACCAGTAATTGATCTCATTTGTATTTGTTTTTGTTGTTTATAATCTGACATCCAATGCCATTCTTTTTTTATCATTAAAATCTGTAAGTAATGCCAACTGCTACAAAAAAACCACCTGTAGCTATGGCTAGTGTATTAGGGTTAAAACTTAGCTTTTGCTTATGCCATACCATGCTAGTAGCGCCAGCAGTCATTAAACTAAGTCCACCTATTATTGCTAATTTTTTCATTTATCATTTATTTCAAGTGAAATAGGCATCCAACAACGTGTTTGTTTTTTTGCGTGTTTTGGTTTACATATTTTCATATTATAACAAGGAGAACCATCGAAATTATAGCTCCAAAAATTTTCTGGTTTCCAGTTAATTACTTTTTCATTAATTAAATCATAAATAGATTTATTAAATTCTTTAGTAGTTCCATCTAACCAAAGTATGTTTTGATTATATCCTTCTTTTGCTGAATACATTAAAGCATAGTTTCCTTCTATATCAGGTAAATATTTTTTTATATCAGTAATATTTAACCTAGTATTAGAACCATACTTTCCTTTTTTAAAATCTTTTAATAATTTTATTATTTTATCTTTCATTTTAATTTATTTAATTGTGTAATAGTGTTCAGGTGCGCCATAGATCCCAGTTTTTGTATCTGTAGTTTTAACTAGCTTTTCTTCTTGCTGAAGGTTGCTCATTGCTCTTCTAATGCTTGTTATTGGAACTTGCTTAGGAAACTTCTGAAGAACTTCTGATGCTGTTAGCGTAGAATGACTTTTAAATAAATCATACACTAGAACTTCTTGTGTTTTGTTTTTAGCTTTTCTTTTGTTTACATAATCAATATCTTGATTTGTGGTATTGAAATAGGTGTTTAAATTTTTCATTTTATTTATTTATGAATTATGAGCTTGTCTCAGAGTTTCAGCTCTACTTACTCTTTTGCTTTGTTTATTATCAGCTTCTTTAATTTTTTTCTCCCACTCCTTTTTTTGTTCTGCTAGCTTTCCAAATGTTAGATCGTCAATAGTAACAGCTACTTTTTTTCTAGGTTCTGGCGCTGGTGCTTTATAATTTTTCGCTGGTGTAAAAGGAATTTGTTTTTTATCTGGATAGATTGGTTTTAAATATGGAAGTGTGTTGTTTAGTACATTCTTCCAATTTTTTATCTTTTTACCATGTGCAGTTTTCCATTTATCTTCTTTCCAAGTATTATACTTTGATGTAAGTGCATGTTCATAATACTGAGCATCCTTATTTTGATAAG